CCTATTGATCCAGCAGAGCAGATCAGCGCAGAAGCTATTATCATTGCAGAGCAAACGGCAGGCGATCACCAAGGCATGTTTGGTGTAATTGCTATGCACTCGGTGCCTTATCACAACCTGAGAACACAGGGGCTTATCGAGTTTATCCGTGATGCTGACAACAACACGCTTTTTACCACGTTTGGCGGTAAGCGTATTGTTCTTGATGACTCATTGCCAGCAGTGGCAGGCTCGAACCGGGTGACCTACACTACTATCATCTTTGGCGAAGGTGCTGTTACATCAGGTGAGGGCCGCGTGCTTGTGCCTTCTGAAATTGATCGTACCGCAGCAGCCGGTGACGGTGGAGGTCAGGATACTATCTTCTCTAGACGTTCTGACATTATTCATCCGTTAGGCTTTAGTTTCTTGTCTGCGTCGGTAGCGGGTCAATCTGCAACTCTTGCAGAGCTGGCAACTGCGGCTAACTGGGACAGAACCTGGGCTAGGAAGCAAATACCTATTGCATTCCTCCAAACCAACTAAAGCAGTTTCATTGCAAAGATAGATAAATTAAGCCCTCGAAAGGGGGTTTTTTTGGAGCCACAAAATGAGCAAAGAAATATCAGTTGATGATCACAACAAAAAAGTTCGCGACGAAATCAAAAAGCTGAAGGAAAAGATGGGCAAATTAGAGCTTACTTATATGTCTGAAGCTGAAAAACCCCAAGCCTCATTACTTCATTGCAACAAGCTTGCACGGATGGCAAAGAAACCGCAGCCTGCATTAATTGTGCAAAAAGCTACGCCCAACCCCAGCCTGTAAAGACTGATTATCAAAGTATGCTAAGATGGGGCTAATCAGCCCTATTTTTTTACTAGGAACAGCCAATGCTTATAGTTGAAGATGGTACAGGTCTAGCAACAGCAGACTCTTATATATCATTAGCAGAGGCCAGAACGTACGCCTTAAGTTACGGCTACACGCTGCCAGTTGATGACACTGACGCGGATGTTGCACTAAGGAAGGGCGCTGTTTATGTCGGTCTGTTTGAAAGCTCATTCAGCGGCGAGCGGCTGGTAGATACGCAATCTTTAGCATGGCCTCGCGAGAACGCTTTTAAATGCGCTGGCCAAGACCAAATAGAAATACCTTCTGATTCAGTCCCTATTGAAATTCAAAACGCTAATGTAATTGCCGCTGCGTCATACGGTCAGTCGATTAATGTAAGGCCAAATGATGACGGCTTGGCTGTGGCATCAAAAGAGGTAACCGGTGCCGTGAAAGTATCCTATTTCGATAACGGGAAAACCGGAAAGTCTGCACAGATAACTGAGGCAGTTGACGCTTTAGGGCCATTGATGTGTAACAGCTCGCTATTTTCAGCGCGAACAGTGAGGGTTTAAGATGGATAAGAATACGCTTCTTGCTCTCGTAGCAACAAATCTCCCTGACAATATCGCTGAAGAAATAACCCCCGCAAAAGTGCGCGAAGTGTTACAGCAGATGATTAACAGTGACGCCAATCTTGATGAGCTAACAGGTCAGGTTGTGACTGGCTTGTTGATAGCTGCTGTTTTGAAGCTTGACCCCATCGCGCCATCGCCTCCTTATGATCGTGGGCTGATATTTTATGACGAATCGAAAAATGCACTGAGTTATTACAACGACGAATCCGACACAATTGTAAATTGTGGTCAAGAAGTGTTAATCAAGATTTTCAACAGCGGAGCGGTTACGCTTGAAAATGGCTTTATAGTTACGTCAGATAACGGGTCAGTTAGCGGCGTTCCGACAGTTAAGTGCTCGTTTGCTGATACTGTAGACAACGCACGAGTAGGCGGGGTATGCACACACGACATACCAATTGGGCAGACTGGTTACGTTACTGTAGTTGGCACTATTAGTGGATTAGATACGAGCCTGTTTTCTGAAGGCGCTAGGCTCTATGTGTCTGATGTGACGCCAGGAGGATTCACAGAGGATCCGCCGTCAATCGTTTCTGAGGCTGCAATCTGCTTAGTTTCTGATGCATTAAATGGGGTGGTTTTAGTATCGCCAAGGGAGGTTTTGGACCCGTTCGCAGTTGGACAGGCTTCAACTATAACAACAGGAGCGGCTATCCCGCTGACAACAACACCGATCCCAGTTGAGGGTTACGACTCGCCTGCATTCGTAAAGAATATGATTTTTTCTACGCCTGCAGGAACAAACGGTCAAAACAGGGCTTTCGCGTCACCGTTAAGTACACCTTTTAGCGGTTTTTATGAAATTGCTTTCCAAATGTCGCTGACCTCAAGTGCAAATGCCATTGTTTTTTCTGAAGTTTATGTTGATGGGCTTGCAACGGGGCTGTTTAGTAAGTTTGATTTCACGACAAACAATACAGCTGAGGCATCCATAATCATACCGCGCACAATTTCACAGCAATCAATTGACCCTACAATTGATGTTGAAATTTACATGTACTCAAACATTGCGACAAACGTAACTATCAACACTCTACTGTTCAACTCTTCACGGTTGGGTCAACCGTAATGAGTTTTGCTGATGAGATGGCGCAAGTTGCAACCGAGCTTCTGACAGAGTTTGACGAACGAGAGCCAGGCGGTAAAATAAAGCTCATCCGGCAAGGCATTGGCGTTTGGGATGAAATCGAGGGCGAAACTGTATTCCCTGATCCTGTTGAAATTGACCTGACAGGCGTGGCAGTGCCGTACAGCGCAACGCTGGTAAATGGAACGACAATACAGGCCGGTGATATAAAGCTGACGATAACAAATGGCGTTGAACCGACGCAGGCTGATAAAGTTTTGATTGATGGCGTACAATATTCGATTGTTGCTAATACGCCCTTTGCATACACCGGCAAAGATTTAACTATTGCCTACGCTGTGCAGTTGAGGAAATAAGATGGCTAAAATGCAAGGCTCGTTTAAATTTGATGTTACTGGCTTAGACAAAGTAAAAACGTTGGTCGACTTGCTTTTCAAGCATGAAAAAGATTTACCTGAAGAACTTGTCGAATCGCTGCATGACCTGGCTGATTGTGAGGATTGCGAGTGGGACAGTAAACGGTTGATGTCAATTTATCCTGGCGGTGAAACAGCAATTTGCAAAGTGGATGGCCAAATCGTTCAGGGCGTAGTTTCGGCAAACCCTATACTAAAAAGGCTTACAGTACATCCTGCAAAGTTCTACAGCGACGAGCCTTCTGAAATTAAAAACGGGGTGTTAGTTGAGGCGTACAAGTACCCTAAAAGTTTCTTGATAGAAGATAATTACGGAAACAAAATACTCGGATGGTAGATTCATTTTCTCTCGACGTTAAAAAGTTCGCTGACGCCTTTGAAGATGGCGCAGAGCAGGCAGTGCGCGGGACAGCGATAAGCCTATTCGCTGCAATCATCAAAGACACGCCTGTTGACAAAGGCAGGGCTCGCGCCAATTGGTTTGCAACGGGACAATTGCCATCCTCGAGATCAACAGAAGCCGTTGACACGAGCAAAGACGGAGAGAACACAGCGTTTAAGATGGCAACCATTATTGACTCTTTGAAGAACCACACGGTTTTAACGCTAACGAACAACCTTGACTACATTGAAGGGCTTGAATTTGGCCATTCAAAAAAGTCACCACAGGGAATGGTTAGAATCAACATTACCAATTTTAACAGCCTGCTTGAAGCTGAATCCAAACGGAGCCTGCCTAGATGAGTATTTGGACTGACATAACCAAGGCTTTTAACGTTCCATTTCGTCAATTCGGGATCGACAATAACATTGCAACGGCGCTGGAAAACATCGACGCACCGACCGACACAGGCACGCCATATCTATCGAGTTTTATGCTGACTGGATTGGTTGAGCAAGCTGATTTGACGGTGACCGAATTCAGGGCAGGCATTTATCAAATTGATATTAATTACGCATCCACGCTTGGCAGCGCACCAATAAACAAAATGGCTGACTTGCTTAACGCTACGTTTAAAACTGGATCAACATGGGTCTGGAAGGACATATGCCTGCAAGTGTCATCAGTTGAGCTTTCACCGCTTAGGGTGCAAAATGGCTGGGCAACAAGATCACTTAGTATAAACTGGACAACATTCACGGCGCGGCTGTGACAACTCAATCAACTAAAGGCGCAATTGTATGGCTAACCCGTGGTTAGGAGCTGCAAGCTCACAATGGTATATCCCTGAAACAGTACCCGGTGAAGTACCAGTAACACCCGCTTGGAACGCGTTTAGATACGCGAGCGGCATACCAGCATTAACAAAGGACACGCTGCAATCTGAAGAGCTTGACGATTCTCGTGAAATCACCGATATCAGGACAGGAAACGAAAGTGTAAACGGTGAGTTTTCTGTTGAGTTATCGCCCGGCGCTTATACTCCAATCCTGGAAAACGCGCTACGAACCACGGCGCTGCCTGGGTTTACGGAGTTGGCTGTAGAGATAACGGTTTTAGCTTCTGCCAAAACATTTACCCGGACAGCCGGGGATTTTGTGGCTGACGGTGTGGTGATTGGTGATCTGACCAGGTTTAAAGATTTGTCTGGCAACAACGCAAGCGCCTTTATCGTCACGGCGGTGAGTGCATTGGTAGTGACGGGCGGAGCCATTACGGCTGTCCTGACTGACGAAGTAGTGACCAGTGATTACACTGTCGCAGACAAGTACAAAACCGGCAAAGAGTGTAAAACAATGTCGGTGCTGACTTGGTTGCAAGGTCGATGCGGTACTGTTGCAAAGTATCTGCTAACAACAGGCGTTGAGATGTCAGGCTTCAATTTTGAAGTCGCTGTAAATGCAAATGTTACCGGTTCTTTTCCTCTCATCGGACGCAAGCAAGTGACACTTGATGCCCCTCCTGCTGGATCGACTTTCAACCCGGCACCGGTTGGGCGCGTATTCTCCGGCGTTGATGGGAAGCTGTTGATTGATGGCGCTGTTCAAGGGCTTGTAACAAGCGCGACCATAACAAATGACAACGCTGCATCACCACAGTTTGAATTGGGAGATAAAGCGGTTAGTTTTGTTGAAATTGGGCGAGCAAATAACACTATCTCGTTGTCTGCGTTCATGGCTGATTTTACATCACATGATAGATTTTTGAACGAAACACAGGCGTCTATTGATATTGTTTTGACTGGGCCATCTGGTGCGATGTCGTTTAGCTATCCAAAGGTGTTTTTGACTGAGTCGACTCCAGAAATTGGTGGTGAGAATTCGGTTACTCAATCGCTGGCAGGCACCGCAACGGGTGATTCTACCCAGAGTTCTATCATCATCCAGGAGCTGACTTATTAAAAGTTTGGCACTCTAACGAGTAAAAGCGAGGTATGGCCGTCCGTCTATGCCTCGCTGCCATCATCACTAACGGACAACACAATAACGGACAAACAAAATGACAGCTAAAACTAAAGCCAAAACGTACTCAATAGAAGACTTTTTTACCAAAACAATCAGCGAAAAAGGCACAAAAATGCCATTGCTGCTGGATGGCGAAGATACCGGCTGCTATTTGATGGTGAAGGGCATTGAATCAAGATCCGTCCAAAGAGCGCGGGTAGTCGCACAGGTGCGCTATGCTGAGGCGGTTGAATCCTACGAGGCGATAACCGATAAGATCGAAAAGGAATTAACAACCCGGCAAGACAAAGAATCAACAGAGATCGAGTTGGCATTATCGCTTGTTGTGGGTTGGTCGTTTGGCGAATTCAGCGAAGCGCTATTAAATCAATTGTTGGCCGAAAACCAAGGGCTATCAATCGCTGTCATAGCGCACGCCACAACACCGAGTAACTACCTACAAAAAAAGTAACAGCCCTGCTCGAATATGCGACGGCTGAATTTTCCGGTGTTAAGCCTCACAAGCATGGGGGCAACGAAGCCGCGCATATAAAAGCATTAAGAAGTATGGGCGCAGACATACAAAGCGATGAAAGCGAAATGCCAGAATCATTGCGCTATTTGTTTGATGTGTTTATGAAGCTGAAATTCTCCAGGGTGCCAAATGAACATGGTGTTTTGTTGGTGGCCAGGGAGGTTTTAGACTGTCATCACATTGATTTCTACTCCAATCATACAGGGCTAGATTTTGAATGGTGGGAGGTTGAGGCTATACTGTCACTTGATGCGATATTTGAGAGGTCTGCAAGATAATGGCAACCGCGAATCTGACTGCTGTAGTCACCACAAAAGGCGCAGCAAAAGCCAACTCAGAACTAAAGAAGTTATCTAAGACTGCAAAAGTCATAGATATAAATACGAACAAAGCGTCAAAGTCGGTAAAATCGTTTGGCAAAAACGCGGCTACGGCTGCGGCTGCTATAAACGGGCCGTTGGGCGGAGTGGCGTCGAGAATAACGGCAATAACATCTCTGGCATCAAACGGAGCCGTAGTTTTTACGGCGCTTGGCATTGCCATAACATCCGTTGGATTTGCTGCGTTCAAAGGCACGAAAGAGCTTGATAAGCTAAATGTGGCATTGGCAAAGTCTGAGGCGCTAATAAAGGCCACAGGGGGCGCGGCAGGGTTTACTGCTATTCAGCTACAAGAACAGGCACAAGCGCTCGCACTGGCTACCCTCGCAAGCACTGAAGGCATACAGAAAGCACAAGGCATATTGCAAACCTTTGATAAGGTGAGTAGCGAGACATTTACCCGGGCAATAGGCTTGGCTCAGGACTTGGCTGCTGTTTATGGGGGCGATGCATCAACTCAGGCAACATTGCTTGGGAAGGCGCTTCAAGATCCTGTAAAAGGCATTTCTGCATTAAATCGTGTAGGCGTAACTTTTACAG